GATTCCGATAGCCTGCCGGGCCGCCTCAAGCGGGCTAAGGCCAGTCAGGTAGCCGGGCATCGACATGGCCGGGATGTGAAGTATCTCGGTCTGGTCCATGTCCACGCCGTTGACGGAATAGACGATGTCCGTGCTCCCTTCCTTCGGGAAGGGGTACACCCACGACGGGTGAATGGGCCACAGCTCGACCACATCCCCGGCGCTGTTGCGCAGGGTGTAGATGTAGGCGTTACCGGCAACCAGCAGCGACATAAAGACCCGCTGCCAGAAGTCGAACGGCGTCATGCGGTAATTGGGCTTGCGCAGCCACGTCGGGGCGCGCACAAAGGCCGTTGTGCCGTCCGGGTATTCCTTGAATACCTCGATCGGCAGGGACGAGATAGCGTCCGTGATCAGGCCAACGCAGTAGTAGACGGCGCTAACCTGCATCGCGGTCTGCTCGTTGACGCTCTTTCCGGAGAAGATCGGGTCATTGGCCAGGAACGCGTTACGAACCCAGTCAACCGGGGGTTGCGACGACAGCCACCCGAGCCCTCCCGTGCGCTTTTCTATGCGCGAAAGAAGGCTCACCGGTACTCAGGCCCCCGCTCCGCGTCCTTCTGCCCCTTCGGGGACAGCGCCCAGCCCCACAGGGCCATCAGCGCGCCCAGCATCAGGAACCCAAGGGGCAGGTAGATGAGGCTTGCGCCGTATGCGATCACGCCGAGTCCGGCGGACTCGATCAGCGCAGCAACCCATTCCGCCGTGCGGTTACGCTTCTGCATCAGCACACCCCCTATTCGTCGGAGAGGCTGATAAAGCCCACGTCCGCGTCATCCTCAGTGAAAGCAACGAAAAGCGCGTTCAAAAGCGCCGAAATACCGTCGATCTTGTCGCCGGACTTGGATTTTGACGGCTTAAACAGGCCATCCGCCGTGTACTGAACCTCAACGTTGTCCGCCATCCAGCGGAGAACCGGATTACCGCCGTGCCGGAGAGTCCCCTCAGCCAAGAGGGTTTCCATCCACTTGCACGGGTCAGTCATTCGCGCCGACGTCTGCGGCGCCTTAACGCCCTCTAACCCGCCGTCTTCAAGCTCGGTAACCAGGTTTGTCGCGTTCCACGGGTCATAGCCGAAGAGGTCTATACAGAAGTCCTCGGCGTCTTTGCTGATCTCCTCTTTGACAACGCGGTAGTCCGTAACGTCGCCATCGGTGATGGTCAGCCAACCCATATCGCGCCAGTACTCAAGCGTCGCGCGCTGAACGCCACGGGATTTGAGCGCCTTCGACGGCAGCCAGAAACGCGGCAGAACAGTGAAACCCTCGGCTTCGGGGTCTTCCGGCGAGCCGGGGAACAACAGGACCCACGCCGTGAAGTCGGAAACGCTCGCCAGGTCGAGCCCGGCATAGCAGCAACGGCCCGCCAGGTGCTCACGCAAGACCGGTTCCTTGCCGTTGTTGTCCCACGTCTGCATGTCGAGCCAGCGCTCAGCCTGCGAAGTCCATTGGTTCAGGCGGAAAACACGGAAAGCGTTCTCGGCACTGGGCTTCGCTTCGGCTTCTACGGCTTCGGCCCGTAGGTTGCTGATGTTCAGGAAGGAACCGAGGGCGGGGTTTGCTGCGTACCATCCGGTTGCGGGGATTCCACGTTCGGGGTCGGCGGGCTGGCCTTCGTCTCGCCAGTTCCAATCTCGCGGTGTATTTCGCAGGTACACGAACCGGGAAGGGTCGGCGGCAGGGCTGTTGAGGAGATTTTCTCCATACTCGTGTTCCTCCAATGCGAAGCGGGCCGACGTGTACGCGGCCGTCGTGGTGGCTATCAGGATTGGTTGGCGACGAGTACCGAAACCCTGTCTCATCGCGTCCCACAGGTGCCGGTCTTTCTGAGTCAGCACCTCGTCAAAAAGCACCATCGAGGGGTTAGTACCGAGGGCGCCGGAAGCATCTCCGGGAAGCACCGCGTAAAAGCTGTTCGTGGACGGGTCGATGATGCGCTTCTTAGACGCAACAATCGTCAGCCGCTTAGACAGGATGGGAGAAAGCTCGACCATCCGCTTAGCCACGTCGAAAACTAGTGATGCCTGGTCGCGGTCGGCCGCGACGGAGTACACCTCGGCGGACTCTTCGCCATCGGCCACCAGGCCGTACAGCGCGAAGCCGGAGGCCAGCTCCGACTTACCGTTCTTGCGGGCAAGCTCGATCCAGGCGACCCGGTACTGACGTACGTACTCGTCGTACTGCTCGTCATAGGCGTGCGTGCCGAAGATCGGCGCGACGATATCCGCCTTCTGCCAGTCCTCCAGGAGGAACGGCGTCCGCGCATAGCGGCCCTTGGTGTGGACCAAGACGCGCTCGAAGAACGCGACCACCTTGTCAGCGGCGGCCTGATCCCACATGAACGTGCCGGGTGCAGCGTTGTCCGGGGCATGGGGGGCGAGAAGCATCCTCACCCCCTCACGGCAGGCCGGCGGGACGCTTTACAGCGCCCCGCGGTTAGGTAGAGAGGTGGATGGAGCTGCTACGCGGCCACGGGGAGAGCCCCCACGCCGAACGACAGGGCCATGTCACGCCACGAACGGGAACCGGGCACGACGGGAGCCGGAGCCGACCCCGCACACGCCTTGCAGAGGCCCGCAGAGACCACGGGAAGGCCGCAGTCGTCGCACTCCACCCGGACGGCCTGAACGGGCGCCACAGGGGCCACAGGGGCCGCCGTGGGCATCTTCTCTTCGAGGCGCTTACGCAGCAGCCCCGCCGGGTGCTGAATCTGGTCCGGGAGCCCGGCCGTCAGCGTCAGCGAGATCAGTCGCTTGTCGGCGCCCCGCTCGAACCATGCCTCAACCAGCGGCGCCAGCTTGCGCACGTCGCGGGCCGACAGGTGCAACCGGCGGTCAGACCGGCTCACCTCGTTGAGGAGGTTTTCCGATCGAGAGATCTCGCCTCCCGCCCGCCCCTCCGGGGCCGACTCGGCGAGAACCGGAGCCACCACGGGGGTAGGGAGGGGGGAGTTTTCTACCTGGTTTTCAATGGGGTTATCTACCGACGACCCGATTGCCGGTCCACCGGAAGCCACTGGGGCGGTATTCGGTGCGACCTGGGCCGATGCGCCGTCGCGCACGTCATAGAGGACAACCTCAGTGGTGAGCGTGCCCGCCTCACCCCGGATGCGCTTGCGCGCCAGGTAGCCGCGAGTCTCAAGCTCGGTGAGCGCGGCGGCGACAGCCTTGCGGCCTTCCACACTCTTCGCCGAGAGCGTGTGTATGTCCTCCCGCGTGCCGGACGGCAGCGACAGAAGGTAGGCCAGGATGCCCCGAGCCGTGTACGACAGCGCGTGATCGCGGGCCGTCGCGTTGGGGACGATGGTGAAGAAAGCCACTTGCGGGGTACGCTGAATGCGCATGTGGAGTGCAGCTCCCAAGCCAAGCCCCGGGGGTGTTCCCGCACCCGCCGGGGCGTTCCGTTGTTAGGGCTGCGACTGTAGCACCCTTGACAGATCTTGTGTCAAGGACGAAACAGCCAGGTGCTTTACAGCTGCCCGCCGGCCTAGGCGACGCCGAAGTACCACGTACCGCCCGACGTACCTACCGAGCCCGGCGTGAAGCTGGCCGGTAGCGTCGTCTGAGCCGAGATGAACCCGTAGCGCGGGCCGCCCGAGGGGACCATGTTCGCGTTCGTGTTCGAGTTCTCAAGCAGCGTCGGCACGGTCCCCGTGAGCAGGAAGCCGACGTAGTACAGGCCCGCCGCGAGCGTCGCGCCGCTGTTCACCGTGATCGCAACGGCCTTGAGGCCCGTCGAGGTGACCACCGAATCCAGCGAAACCGCGTTGCTAATCAGCGTTCCGGCGCTGTTGTAGATGCCAATGAAGTTCTTACCGGCCGTGACCGTTCCGGCCGCGATGACCGGCACATAAACCGTCGTGATGACGCCCGGCACGCTCAGCACGAACTGAGTCAGGAAGACGTTCCCAGAGCCCGGAGTCGCGTTGTTCGCGAGCATCGGGTCACAGGTCCACGCCTTGTAGCCGTAGCAGTAAGGCGCCTGGTTCGGCGCGTACAGCGCCCCGGCCGAGACGGTTCCGCCCACAGTGAGAGCCGTGTCCGTCGTCAACACGCCCGGCGCAGAGCGGTACAGGTTCGTATCCGGCGAGGTGGACCCGCCGGGACCCCACACCATCGAGCCGTCATGGAAGGTGCCCCATCGGTTCTGTGAATCCGAACCGACCTTGTACGAGAGGCCGCGACTGTTGGCCGTCTGGGCGATCGAGAGAATCGATGAGCTGCCGGTGTTGCCGCCAGCAAGGCTGTTGGTGAGCTTGATGCCGTTCTGGTCCGTGGTCGTGGTCGCGGCGATTGTGGTCACGGAAGGCGCGTCCTGGCCGACGCCAAGACGGGTGAGGACCGTCAGCGAGTTGTCCGTTTTGAGGACGCCGAGCGCGCCCCGGTACAGGTTCGCGTCTCCGGCCGTGTTGCCAGGACCCCAACTCATGTAGCCGCTGGAGAGCTGCTGCCAGCGTGGGAAGGTGTCGCCCGTGACCTGATTCTGCTCAGCGACCGAGCTGGACGACGGACCCACGCTCGTAACGGAACCGGTCATCGTTCCGCCGGTCAGCGGCAGCACTCCGGCCGCCGTAGGCGTCTTCCAAGACGTGTCGTAGTCCGTGACCGAGTTCTTAAACAGCAAGGTCCCGGCCGCGCCGCCGGAGGGAACGCCCGGCCCCGCGACGTAGGTGACGTTCCCCGCGTTCGGAGACGACGGGGTGACCGGCATGAGGTCGATCGGCTGTGAGGCCAGCCACGACAGGGACACGTTGTAGGTGCGCCCCTGGGCGTTCGTGAACGCCTCAGAAACCTGATAGGTGAAGTTGGCCGGGGAAATCGACGGGTCATCGCAGGCAACCAGCGTCGCCGTGATCGTGCCGTCAGGCTGAATCGTCGCAACAACGTCGCCCGAGACCAGGGCGTTAGAGGTGCCCGAGACCAGCGGCGACGGAGGATGAAACGACACCGTTCCCTGAAGCGGCGTGCCGTCCGCCCGCAGATACGTCGCCACGACCTGCACAGTCTTCAAGTTCACTGGCACAACGGGAGACACTTCTAACCTCCCCTCGAACCGCGGAGCGCTTTACAGCGCTCAGCCGGCCTAGCCGTGATGGCGGCGGCGATGGTGGTAGCCGTGCCGCCTGTGAACGTGGTGGTGACGCCGATGCCCGTGGCTTCCCTTGTGGGGGTGGTGATGGCCGCTCGACACGTGGTGGTGCTCATGCACCCCCCGGTGGGGATGGTGGCCGCCGTGCTTGACGTTGTGGTGCTCATGCACGCCCGCGTGGTGGTGATGCTGACCAGCCGCGACGTGGTGATGTTCGTGAACGCCCGCGTGAGGGTGATGACCGCCCTTGGCCACGTGGTGATGGACGTGCGCGCCGGGGCGCGGATTGTGGTTGCCCTGGTGCGGATGCCGGTGAGTGACCGTGCCGGGCGAGTGCGGGTGATGCGGCTGGCGAGGCGGCCGGACACGGCCCACACGGGCCACGCGATGAACGCCGGGCACCCTCGGAACCCGAGGCGTGCGCGTCGCGACGTAGCGATGCACCAGCGTCCCCCTCTCGTTTAGCGGGAGACCAGGGGGAGCCGAAGCTCAACCCCTGGCCTCAACCGCAGTCCCCCGGCCGTACCCCCGCGCCGGCCGGAAGCTTTAAAGCGCGCTACGCGCTGATGAGCGCTTGGATGTCTAGCCCGTCGTCCCTCTCGGGGATCGACAGACGCGCCCGTGAAGCGGGCGTGAAGCCGAACTGAGCGCCGTACTTGTTCATCAGGTCGGCCGAGTCCCGAGCGATCTGCGCCGCCGGGTGCTTGACCATCTCCCCGTTACGGCCGGTCGAAGTCGGCCCCTGTTCCGCGAGCTGACGTGAAGCAGAAACGTAAGAAGCCCACGCCTGGCAGTACACGACCAGCGCGGCCCGGTCCACCAGAGCAGTCAGGCCGAGCGCGGCCAGCTCCGGCACGACGCGCCGCCACTCCTCAAGGGCTTCGCCCTCAAGCCAATCCGGCGGAGTCGGTTCGCCCTTGGTGGGCTGAGGTTCGTTCTCAGGCAGGGGCCGCTTACCCGGATTCCCGGTCAGGATTTTTAGGTGAGTCGGCTTCGGGAGAGGCCCCGGCATGAGATGTCACCCCCTCAACGGTTGTGCTTCCTGCTGTTGCAGGAACGGCACAAGACTTGGATGTTATGCATCTCATCCGTTCCGCCGCGCGAGCGCGGAACGATATGGTCAGCCGTGAGATCAAAGATAGATCCACACTTGACACAGAACGGGTTAGCCGCTCTAGCGGCTCGACTGTTAACAGCCCATGCGGCCGAATACCTATCGGCCGCCTTATGTTCCCAGCAGAAAGCTTGACCTAGTGGGACTAGCCGCCGACAACGGCGGCACATCGACCGTGGCAAGACGAAACCCCTAACGGCCGGAGGTTAGCTCAGCCGTGTAAGGCTAACCATCTTCTATCTATAGGGCGCCTCGGGGCGCCCTTAGTTAGTTACTTATAGAGCGCCGAGGGGCGCTCTTAACTAACCAGAGTCATAAGGCCCCTGGAGGGGCCTAAGACGTATAGGTCTTAGCGTTCGGGGGTTGCGGGGTCGTCGCTTCGCTCCGCCCCCATACCCCCTC